GGCAAATAATCTGTAGTGTTTTCATTGAGTAAATACTTTTCTACTATAGAGTGTACAAGAGTCCCGCGCGCGGATGCCCGCCCGCCCACGCGGTTTGCTTCTTCTTCTCCTACACGTTTACGCCAGGCAGCAATACCAGCTTCAGATAGTATTCCTAAATCAGTAGTAATAGAAGGAAAAGTCCTACCATCAGGAGTATGATAGGTTCTACCTGACTTGCGTGTGTCAGCAACCAAGTCTTTATATCCAAGATCAATTGTTTCATGTGTAAACTCCATCATGTCTTAATAGTGTTATTCTTTCCAGAACCTTTTTTAATTCTACCTAAAAGATCCTTCCAGCCATTACTGGTTTTTGAGTTAGCATGTGTTTTAGTCGATGATACAAATCCTGGTGTAGACAGAACCTTAATTAAATCAGGTTGTGCATTTAAGATTTCTTGCAATTCATCGTAAGAACAATTTACATCATGTTCTTTTTGAGTCTTAATGTCTTTTAATGTGTAGGTTGGCATCTTTTCGAATTTCTTCCTTTATAGCAGTAACACGTTTTGTCATCCAACCAATTGCTGTACTAATATGTCCAGTATCTTGTGGCTGTAAACATGATTTAGCATAAGCAATTTCATTTTCAATAATATCTATTTGATCTAATTTATCCATCACATTTCTCCATAAACCATTCAGGCATTTTACGTTTAGTCCACACCATTTTAAATCTAGCTTGCTTTGTTTTGTAGAATGCTCGATAAGATCTTACTGGCTCATTGTAAAAAAAGCATTCTGGATTTGAACCCATTGCTAGTCTAAATGGTGTAAGTGGACCGGTTGGTATATTCCTTGGCATAGTCCATAATGGTGAACCTAGATCTCGAGCAGTCTTATGTGTTTTATCATACCTATATGTATATTCTTCGCATAGGGCAATAAAATGCTCGTAGTGCCAACGATAGTTTGTATCACTTTCCATTGTCCATTGAGTACAAGGATGACCAACATGCACAGCTTTGTAGTATAGTAACTCGGCTTCAAGGTCATCGGAACCTTCGTATAGATCCCAATACTTTACCATAGTCTTACCAGATTTTGAGGGGCGTTTAGTAAGCTGGCCATCAAGAACACGATGGGCAGTAGACAACATTTGGGCAGATTCCACAACCATCTTTGGAATATGCTTGTCACATTGCATTTGCGCGGCAAGAACCGGATCTTCATCAAGAATAAAAATATTCATACTGTAACCTTTTCGCTTTATTAATTATATAATTATACCACAATTTATTCTAAATGTACACTATTAATTAACTACCCAATAAAGGTAACCTTCCTGTTTTTAATAAATCTAATTGTTTTATTTTCCATAATCTCATTAGAACTCTCCGTCTTCGTCTATCCTTTTGTTTTCTTATCTTTAGCCAATTCTGATTTATAAAATACAACTTCACTCTTTTATCATGCCGAATTATTTGTTTTTTCATTTGCTGGTAGAGTTTCTTTTGCCTTAACGGCTTCAGTTCTAATTTCATCTGAATCCCTATGGTTAAAGTTAATCCGTGAGCAGACCAGGAAATGCCTCCTCTACGATTGGGCGAGTAATGCCCTTTGGTGTTTTTTTATTAATCATATCAATAAGTACCAACGCATCTTGAGGATGAATGCCTTCAAGCATTCCCAAGAATAGTTTTTCTCTTTTATATGCTGGTAATGATTCACATTTGTTTTGGCCTTGGACTAAATAAACAAATTGTTTATGTTCTCGATGTAAGCTGGCTGGATAGTTGTGTTCTTCACATGGAGTGTACGGAGGAGTTCCTCCGGGCAACTTCCATTTGATATTAGAATCCATTGACCCTCTTATAATATCTTTCAATGCCCAAGTCTCATTTTCTTTTAAGACCTTTACCTTATCGGCTTTATGTCTTTGCTTATCTACTTTTCTTAGTATTTCGAATATATCCATTACTTAATAAATTCCTCTACGGATTCAATCAACATCTTACATTGTTTATTTATAAGATAAGGAAGTACACGAGCTGTGTTTCCAGCCGGTACTGTTAACCAAAATTCGTCAATGATTTGATTTTTTAGTTCTTGTGGAGTTTGTGTAAGATCAATCAGCTTTTCAATGCGTTGATAGTAACGATACCAAGAAGCTGCATATAGTAATTCACCTTCAGATAGATCTTCTATAATAGCTTCTTTCTTTTTCTTTGATAAAGGTGTTTGTCTATCGCCATTAACAAAGGTATCATCATGTGATAACACATTAGGGACACCATCGCCAGCGTCACCTCTTAATATTTTATCGATGAGGTTAAGCCGCGGGTTATCATCCTTTACTTCTTTCTTAGTAAGTGGAGAGAACTGTTTAACGTTATTGTATTTTTGTAATTGTTTAAAGTCACCATCAGCAGAAACAATCATAACATCTTCGTGGTGGCCAAACTCTTGAGTCTGTTCAACTAAAGTACCGATAATGTCATCGGCTTCGCAACCATCTATATGGATAACTTTATAAGGAAAGTTTTCTTTGATTTCGTCACGGACTTGACTTAGAATAGCCCATGCTTTATTCCAATCAAAGTCTGATGCATCACGGCTTTTCTTACGGTTGGCTTTGTATTGCGGATAGTATTGTCTACGCCAATTATTACCAGCATCACATGCTAATATAATATTGGTACCGTATTGTTCTTTGTATCTTTTGCGATACATACGAATAGAATTAAGAATCATATGCCGAATCATAGACTCGTCATTCATTTTCTGTACAATAATATTACTGACAGCAATACCACTAAAATCCATAATAATCATTAATAAGCTCCATTACAATTATAGATCTATTATACCACAGATTTCTAGAAAAGTAAACCGCTAAATGTGTTATTCAGTCATTAATTGTACAAGATCTCGATTAACTAAATGAGCTTCTTCAATATCTTCTTTTGCTTGTCCATGATATGGAACAGCGTTATGAGATTCAATAAGAGCTTCACAAAGACTATCTTCACCTACATGTAGATCTCCAAGTATTCTACCGAACTTTCCCTTAGCATCATACTTACGAGTTACTAGTATTACTTCTTGTCCTTCAAGGAAATTCTTTACAAAGTTTTTAGCATTGTTACCATAAACTTTTTCTTCCTTATCAGATGTTCTTGATTCAGGTGTATCTACACCATAGAGTCGTACTCGTTCTTTATGTAACCAAACTCCAAATCCAAGATCTACATCGATGTCAACAGTATCTCCATCAACAACTCTTGTTACGTTGCATCTATATTCGAACATGATTTTTTCCTTATATGTTTTGAGTGAATCTTACATCCAATAAACTCGTTGTAATATTCATCACTTAATAACACATCATGTTCGAATTGCAATTTGGCTTCGTAATAAGACATTTCGCCTTTAGTAGTACATAATCTTAGTATTTGTCTTTTGTAGTTACTTGTCCCTTTTCGTTCAACGAGAATTTGAACTTCTTTATTTGATCCATAATATGATCTCCAGTCAGACTCAACTCTTGTCTTGACTCTTCTAGTTCTTTTTGAATTCTTCGGTAATGTCTTAGGCCTCCAGAAGTTCTTTTTACCGATATATTTCTTATCTGTATCCAGTTCTGTGATGAGGTAGACAAATCCTTGGTAGGCTTCAGGAGTGTTGTCAAATTGTTCATTATTGTAATACCACATACATATATTTATTCATCATCCCAGTAGTCATCATCTTCCTTTACTAATTGAATTATTGCTCTTCTACCACAAATCGGACAATACATTGGTTCTTCATAGCTTGATACAAACGAGGTATTTTCGCATTCTTCACATTCAATTTTATGTTCGATCACTTTCAATCCTTTCTAGGATTTCTGTTTTTCTTTTATCGGTCGCAGTAAGCCACTCGGTTATTTCATCCTTGTGTCTATCACAACCGATGCAGTAATCATCAACAATTGTACATACTTGAATGCATGGACTAGAAGTCAATTTCACAGGCTCCGCCTGCACAGGCGGCCGCGCCCATAGTATCTACATCAGTAAATACTTGTTCTGTCAAATCATGATTCCAATTGGGCATTACTAGATACTGTTGGATCTTATTCCACTTGTGCATGAGATAAGCATCTTTCAAACAATATTCAGTCTTCTTAATATCACCTTTGAGATAGTTATTTGCAAA